GGGAATATAGAAATAATTATTTTCAGTACCTGAAATACTTGTAACTGTAGTAATGAAATTCGTGTTTTGTGCAGTAATTTGATCCTGTAAATTTTTTGCCACTGCTGCCGATACTACTTTATCCAGGGCCGCCGTAGTAGCATTTTGTATGATCGCCGATTTATCGATTTTATCTTCGATCTGTTCCTTAAGATATTTCGCCACAGCCGCCGATACCACTTTATCCACGGCATCTGAATCCGCATCCTGAATGATATCAGCAGTATTAATCTTTTTAGCTAATTCTTTCTCAAAATCAGTTCTCAGAACATATACACCATCATTGACAATGTCCACTACATCAGCCGATGTAACAATCAATCTGATTTTAATTTCGTTTTGGATTGTCCGGCCATCATACGCCGGTATATAAACAGGACAGGTTACTGTATGTTGGAAACAAAACAATACTTCCTGTCCATCTGATCCCGTTGCATATACATTGACACGATTAAAAAAATAATCATTTTTAAAATTATAATTATCTGTTACAGCTTTAATATCTATCGTTGTATTATTATATTTTTCTACCGAAGCAATATCTGCATTATGAATAAGTTCTCCTGCGGATCTTTCTGGATCAGCAATTAATTCAATTTTCGAAAATCTTACCTGTTTACCAGATGCTATTGCATCAGCAATCAAAGCAAGCCCTATTTCTGTGTATGTCATCATATCTACATATCCCCTAAATCAATATAATTTACCACTGATACAGTCGTCCCAATTTTCGTTCCACTGTTCACTACATTGCATAACATATAATTATCCAATGAAGTGCTATCCTTTACTTTTCGCACCTCTCTAGTCAACATGCTGATGTTTGCCGGATGTTCCGTGTCATCTCGAACCCCCACCCGCAAAAGGAACTGCGCCCACTTATCCGGATAGCCAATATCCGGATACCATAAGTGCTCTACATCGTTATATCCCAATGTTTTAGCTGCTAAAATAATTCCCGCTTTCGTTCCTCCGAATGCTTCCACTTCATCCTGCATTGCGATCCGGCTGCGGAATGTTTCATCATCTTCATCCGGATACCGATGCATTCCTCGGTCCTGCGCGTAATACTGCAACATCTCCACGTTGCAGGTTACTACTGACGTTTGATCTAATGCACGCTCCAGCTCTGCTTGCACGTTATCATATTCGTCACCGATTACTTTAAAAAATATGTACCACTGATTTTTTGTTTTCTTCAGTCGCTTAAATGGCGAAGGCAATAGATAATACAGATAATCCCTGAATCTATCAAACATACTCAATCTCCTGTCAACTGATATTTTTCACAGTGATGTGGATTTCCCCTGTCACAATAACCTTACCCCTTTCAGCAATGACATCCGCTGCCGGTACTGTGATATCCGTTTTTTTATACCCTTGGACTGTAGATATTAACTTCCCGATGATCGCATCCCGATAAAGTGTATTTAATTCTTTACGCTTGCTTACATCCATTAAATCCATGATAGCTGCGCGGATCTGATCCTCGTATCCGGAAACGCTGATTCCCTGCTCTACGTATACCGTCAGTTCAAAGTCCTGCTTAACAGATTCCGCAGATTTGACGAGATAGTCTCCATAGCTGCCTTCCATTTCTTTAATTGCTGCCTTTACCTTCTGGATCAGTGCTTCATCCGCCGTTCCTTCTGCGCCTGTAACAATAATATCAACCGTTCCTTCGCCTCGTGGCGCTTGGCTGTCAATATCCGCTGTCACCACACCACTAATGGATTCCACAATACTCTGCAATTTCCTGTCCGGATTCAGACGTGCATTTTCCGCCCGGCTGTTCAAACAGCGCTGCCGCAAGGACTCAATCTCTTCGATTTCTGTGCCACTTTCGACAACCCAGTCTTCTTCGTTTCTTACGTGATCATAGCCGTCAATATACACAAGCGTTTCACAGATTGTCCCCGGCTCCACGTTGTAGGCAGCTCCCGGCTGTTCCGCTTCAACGATTACTTTGTATTCGCTGACTCCTTCGGGCATCACAGTGTCTTCGGCTGCATAAAATGTAAAATATGCCCCCTCGGCATTTCTGGATGTGATAAATGGATGTCCCTTTTTGATTTTTACAGGATAACTGTAATCACGCCGATATACTGTCACATACCCTTTTGTTGGTATACCCTCCTTGCGGTATTTTGCATAATCTGCCGCTCGGATTTCCACCCAATCATCCGGGCAATGCACCATAAACGCTGAATTAACGATCTGAACGGCTAGCTGTTTCAGCTGCAGCATGCCATGCACTACAATCCGCAGGATCGCATAGAATACACCACCCTTGGAAAAATTTGTAATCACAAATCCCTCTTCCGCAAGTTTTGTTTGCAATTCTTCCATGTATTCAGATTCATCTGGAACATGTATAATCTTCTCCATAATGTTATCCGGTATCATGTGACATAAATCTCCTTTCCATCGGAACGTATATCAATATTGACATTCTGACCATCGGATTCCCGAAACTGGACATGTGCAGCCCACTTGCTCTCCGTTGATGTTTCCGTCGTCAGGCTAATCGACCCATCATCAATATATTCCCGTTTTGTCATTTTCCCAACGATCTGAGCACTAATTTCTTGCTTGAAAGATTCGTCCTGTTCCGCATTCAGGTAGTCCGTAAGGTTATATCCATACGCCTGCATACCTTCCTGATCTTCCCAAAGCAATTCCCCCTCATCCGTCAGCATCTCGATCCATATATCTTGCATCCAACAGTTCATACCACTACATAACACACAATCTCCATTATTGTCCGGTATTGGCTGCCCGTATCGGTCTAACCGGATATCAACATCATCAGTCCCTGTCAATCTCATCCATACCACCGTCCTATAATATAAGGATAGCTTCCTGCAACAAAATGAATTATAACAGCTTCCCCTGTCTGATAAACTTGGTCAGATACCAGATTCGGAAGTTCTGTATTGTCCTCCAACAATCTTACTGTATAACGATAGGTTCCTTTTTGCTGCTGCACCCATATAATCCTTGCAATCATGCTGTGCATCTTATCCATTGCCGGATACTCTGTTTTCAATATATCCCTAACGATTTTTTTGACAAAAGTTTTGAGTTCACCCATCGTCTGCCTCCCTGAATTTGATCTGCATATCAATGCCTCTTTCATTGCCTTCTATCGTGCAGGAGATAACCTGTGCCGATCCTATAAATTCATCACAGGATAATTGCACGATTTGACGCGGCTTGATTCCCGGAACAGGAATAATATCCGCCACCCATATATCCCCACTTCTTTCGATGTCTAAAACATTGTCATCAGATAACTGATAGTAGCCATCTTGATCAGGCTGTACGCCATAATAGATACATCCGTTTTGCGTATAAAAAGTAATGTCTGCCTGATAGACGGCATTGAGTTGCCGCAGGGCTTCCTGATAAGATGCTGCATCAACCCGGAAGTTCTTTCTGCGTCCGTAGTCGGTATTTGTCATCTGGTATTTACTAACTTCGAACACTGTAAACAGATATCGTGCTGCTTCCTGTAAGGTAGTGTCTAAGAAAAATGCCGTCATATGCTCTGCTGAAGTTTCTTCAGCGTCTTTGATGATCACTGTACTCTCAGATGTAAATGTTCCACGACCAGACACAAGCAGTTCATAACCTGCGTCATTTCCAATCTCTAATGCATAACTGTCAGCCGGATTATCTTTCAAGAATTGTATCAATTCTTCTGATAATGATAGTCTCGCCCATACCGGTGCATCCGTATCATCTGACTGCCACTTTGCATCAAATCCTCCAGTAACCTGATATTCCCCACAGGTCAGCCGGAACTCTAACCCTTCCAGATTTATTTCCATTTACCCTCACTTCTTTACGAGCTTTTTTGCTTTCTTTTTGGCTGCTGATTGACTTTTCTGTTTCTTTGCCGGACTTTTATCTGCATTCTTTTTAGACTTTGATGTCTTTGTCGTAAGCGTTTTTATCTGCTTCTTCGTGCGTACCACTTTCAACCCGGCAATCGCAGGAGCAACAAACGATAACGTACACACCGCCCAGCTTTGAGATTCTTCTTTTGTGGTACTAATCCCGTTAAAATATACCTCCGTGATTCCGTGTGCATTGATCTCTGCTGCCGTAAGGTTATATTTCTTCTGTTTTTTTTGCCCTGACCGTTTAAATAAACGCTGCACAAATCGAATCATATTTTCAAAGTCATAGGTTGCATTCTCTTCGATAAATAAGTCGATTTCTACTTGCGCGGCCTCGTATCCGGCAGGCTGGTTCGATACTTTCTTCTTTCCTTTTTTCTTATCTTCCAGTTTTCCCTCTTCGGTTATTCGGATACTTTTTACAATGCCGGGAAGGTAATCCTTCCCGACTTTTATATGCTTGTCCTGAATGAATATCATCCTGACCTCCTACGCTGCCTGTGTATCTCCATCCGTAGAATCCAACTCATCAAGCAGGTTTTTCAATTTTTTCAGGCTGTCGATAGAATCAATATCAACATTCAGCTGCACATCATACTTATTGTACGTAGTGCCACCAGAGCGCTTTGATATTGCTTCCTTGCTTAATGATTTACGTGAATCCCGCTTCGTCACCTTATTCTCAACCACAGCAGACACAACATCTTGCATTCGCCCCCATAAAGTGTCGAGCGGCAGGATTGCCTCATCACCAGCTTCACCACCAACCATACCATTACGGCCATTAATGCCAAACAGTGTCGGTCTGGTCATGATACCGCCCTTTGCATAATAACTGACGCCAAAGTTCGGAACTTGCGCAGTTGCATCTCCTGATCCGACCGTGGAATATGATACCGTCACATGGGGCAGTTTCGGTGCCGGTACGGTTACAGATATGCCTGCAAATGCATTACGTACAGCTGATGCAGCCTGATTTGCAGCTGATGTCACCGTAGATTTCACGCTTGCCATACTGCTTGATACAGATGACTGTATATGTCCCATCCCAGATGACCATGCTGATTCCATCGCGCTGACACCGCCCTGCGTTGTCTGCTGTGCCGAAGCAACTGAAGTATTTACGTCTCCAACCGCCAAATTTAGACTGCTTGTATCAATATCAAAACCAACTGTTCCACCATCCGGCGTTGTTGCAGACGCCATAGCCTGATTGATCGCATCCTGTGCTGATGCTGCTGCACTGGATGCTGACGCTTCCATGCCCGTCCCTAAACTTGCCATAATGCTGCTTCCGGCTTCTGCCACACCTGATGTATCTACATTTGACAAAGACGCTAAAATACTATCCATGGACGTTCCGGCCGTACTATCCAATGCAGCCTGCACCTCTGTGCCGCCTAATTGTACCCCATTTGCAAACGCCTCCATGCCTTCCATACCGCTGATTTGATACTTGCTTGCATCAAACGCAATCTCTGGAGCCTCGACTGTAGATACCGTAGTGGGCAATGATACCTCTGGCAAATTGTAGTCCGTCGCTATTTCAGGAGTAACTACTTCAGTTTTTGGTTCTGTTACCGTGACTGTTTCTGCAATTTCCTCATCCTTGCCGCCTCCTGATAACCAGTCCGTAAATCTGCCCCATGCACCTTTTACTGAATCCACCAAGCTATGAAATCCATCCATAAAACCATCCTTAATGCCATTTATCAGGTTACTGCCGATTTGTATCCAGTCAATGCTCAGAATAGTATCACCGACTGTCTTAAACAGATCCGGTATCATTCCAAGCAGCATTGGGATTGCCTGTAAAATACCGCTGATAATGTTGCCAATAATGGCCAGACCACCTGATATTAAGTTTGGGAGTACCTGTCCAATACCAGCCAGCAGCTGCCCGATCAAAGATACACCCATTGCCAAGATCGCCGGCAGGTTCTGAACAATGCCAGATAACAGACTTAAAACAAATTGGATACCAGATTGGATCACAGCTGGAAGCGCTTGGATGATCCCGTTTAGCACCATGACAACCATCTGTACACCAGCACTCAGTATCCCTGGCAATCCTGAAACAATCATGGTTAAAAATCCGTTTATGGTTTCCGCTGCAGCTGCAGTTATCCCGGGAAACTGCTGTACAATACCTGTTATCAATGACGTTATGATCTGTCCACCGGATAAAATTATCCCCGGCAGGGCTGTTGCAATCATCGCCAAAAATCCATTTATTATTTCTGATGCTACTGTCAAAATCTCCGGTATTTGCTGTAAAATGCCGGTTATCAATGATGTTATGATCTGTCCACCTGACATCAATATATCAGGTAATCCAGACAAAACCCCACTTACAATATTAAACAGGAGATCTAGGCCAAATTGCAAAAAACCGGGCAGATACGTACCGATAGATGTCAATGCATTTCCGACAAATCCACTTATAGCACCAAATACATTGCTAAATATACCCTGTAGATTGGATACATCACCGCCACAGGCTTGGAACAAGGCAATTAATCCCGCGACAGCCGCTGCAATCAAAGCAAATGGCCCTAATACTGACAAAAAACCGCCTGCACTGAATACCTTTTTCACACTGGATACAATACCGCCAAGGCCGCTGAACGTACGTCCAACTGTACCGACCACAGCAATCAATGTACCTGCAGCAATCAGGAATATCCCTAAGTACGCCACGATATGCATGATAGATGCAACTGTCTCCTGATTTGCCGCAACCCAATCACTGCCTTTTTGGATCACGCCAGCAATCACATCCATTGTACTGTTCACAGTCGGCAGCAATCCCTTTCCAAGTTCTTCCGCTGTATTATGTATCTTCTGCTTCATAGTCTGAAATTTTTGTTCTGGTGTATTGTTAATTGCAGTAGCCATCTCTTCGGTTACAGCCACGCCATTTGACATGGATTCATGCAAATCATCAATCCCAGTTTTCAGCTGATCCGTATTCTGATACAAAAGATCAATCAATGCAATCGCTTCGTCCGTACCAAAAGCTTCCTTTAACTGTTGCTTTTCAACAGCATCCAAAGTATCTCCATATTTGCCACGTAACGTTTCCAATATGTCCGGCATAGACATCAACTGATTGTTGGCATCCAAGAACGTCAATCCAAGTTCTTTTCCTGCTTTCGCGGCAGTATTCAAGAATGATTTGTACTTTGTCGCTGCCTCTGATCCGGACATAGTCGTCTGCAACTGACCTAAAATTGCAAGCTGTTCTTCAAGTGGTACCTGTGCGTTTGTTGCCGTCGCGCCAAGCATACCGATTGCGCCAGCCATCTGAGATCCGCTTGTCTTATAATTTTTTACGGCAGTTGCAATTCCAGCAGAAAACATCTCGCCAAATTCAAGATCAGACATTTCCTCGTATGCGCCTTTATAAATGCCATATCCGGTTGCAAACAGTGATCCCATCTCTTCTGTCGTGGATTTGGTTGCTTTACCAGTCAACGCTGCCAACTCTGTAAACTGTGCAACACCTTCATCCGTCAACGATGCGATACCGGACTTAATATCATAAGACGCAGTAATAAAATCAGCTTTTGTCGTCCCAGCCCAAGTGTCCGAGAAATTTTTTGCAGCACTCTCTATAACCTGCAGATCCTGAACACCTAAGGAAGCAATCTCGCCCAACGCATTCTGCGTATCGAAAGTTGCTGTGACTGCTTTACCGCAGGCAGACACGATACCTGTCCCTATGCCAGTCATTGCAGCACCTGCTTTCTGCATTGCCGCAAATGATCTTGTCATAGTTCCGATTGATCCGTTTACATTCCCCATTTTTCCGGTCAAACGATCAACCATATCGAGGACAAGGGATACTTTCAATACACTGTCCATTCCCATATCCTTATCCTCCTTCATCTGAGAACAGAAGGTTTATCGCATTAACAAACCCGATTTTTATATCATCTTGATACATTTTCCGGGCTTGCCGTGCCAATGCAAGCAGCCTGTAAAATTCCCCCAGTGTTACGTGATCCAGATCCGGAATCATCCTGCTCGGCAGATACTTACAGATCAAGATCCGTCCAGCATCGTACAGGCTGCTTTCTGTTTCTTCCTCCGCCTCATCAATCCGTTCTTCAGCGGATTTTACAGGCGGCGCACCGTCGTGGTCTTCGATAAACCCAGCATGTACAAGAGCTTTTCACCAAGACTGATTCCCATCGCCGGAAACTCGTTGAGCAGTTTCTCCAGATCCTTACGCTGCTCCTGACAAATATTGTCTAATACAAATGTCCGCATCGCCTTCGAGCTTGATACCGATGCTGTTTTTACGTACCGGTCATAGGATGCCGCTTTCGGCTCCGAGAATAAAAATTCCATCGTCCGATCCATGTCATCATCCTGAGACAGATTTGTTGTGACGATGTACATTTTTCCGCGCATCCCTTTATCTGCGTACTTTCTGCACAGATCTTCAAACGTTTCCAACTGCTCCATCATCGGTTCAACCGGATTCTGCTGCATATATCCGGTATCCTGCTGTACCGGTTTTGACATTTTTTCTGATAAAATTTCCTGATCTTCAAAATAACCCATTGCTATATCCTCCTTATGCGTTTACGCCGTCAATACAGATACCGCCCATTGCGATACCCTCAAGACTAATCGTTGTAGACTTATCGCCCTGCTTACCACCAAAACCACCGCGTTTGGTAAATGTTACATTCGTTAATACATCTGTGCAGGTCGTTGCTCCGACATCTGCATACGATACCGTAATCTTTGGGATCACGATCTTATAAAATCCACCCTGATTCCGGTATGCATCAACCAGCGTATTGTAGTCCTCGCGCAGCATCTCAAGTTTCACCGAGTTACTTTTGTTTCCTGTTCCGAAGCCTCTTGGATTTCCTCCGCGCCCATAAACCAGCTCTTTGTCCTGGCTATCTTCATAGTCAATGGATGTCGGCTCAATATTCTGGCATCCGGACAGCGCAATCGTGATCGATGACCAGTCATATACCTTTCCATTTACAAACTGTTTCCTTGCCATGTTCTCCTCCTACGATACCGCCCCTGCCATAAAAGTCAGGGATACCACATTTGCATACGCCCGCGGCTTATAGCTTACCCGCACTGGGATCTTCTGTGCCGTCAACAGGCTCTCCGGATCAAGCAGTACCGCCTGTCCGCTGCTGATGATCTGGTCTTTAATCGCATCCTCAACCGGGATATTCAGGTCTGCCTGTACCGGCGCTGCCTCTGTTTCAATCTCTGATGCGTCAAAATCTGCTTTCAGCCATTCAGTTGCACGCTTATACACTTCGCGCACCAGTCTGTACATCACACGCGCATGCTCGATTGTTGCGAAATCACTGTTTTCCGGCGCACAGGTGTTAGAACTTGCAAGATACCATGCATCCCGTCCCGGATACCGGCGCAGTGCAATATATCTTGCAGCATCCAGATCCTCATACATATCCTCAATGCCTGTCGGTACAAGTTCCAGCACCTTGCTCTCGCTAATCGGGAAATCCCTGACATATGCGATGCTGGTGGATTCTTTCGCCTGTGCGATCATGCCCATAATATAGGCTGCCATGTTCGTCACACGTACACGTCCATCCATCCCTTTAAACCGCGCCCATGTCTGTACTACTGCAACGTGACGTCCTGCTGATTTACAGTCTGTCTCGATTGCCTCCATGTAATCTGTAACAGCCTCATCATTTCCTGCTGATCTCTGCTCGCAAACGATCAGCAATGGACGCCCCGCATTCGTCTCCTGTGTCTGTGCCATTGCTTCCAGAGACGCCCACAGATCTTTGTTAGTTGTACCAACAATATGCACGGCCTCAATATTGGCATGACTCTTAAAAACACGTTCCACAGCTGACAAGATTGCTTCATTGCTCGTTGTTGGCGCTTCAACGGTAAAGGTATAAGTATCTCCGGCAACAAATTTGTTCTCCGCTTCTGCTACAAATGCCAACGTCAATCCTGTATCCGGGATTTCATAGGTGCCATCAAGCGGTACAGTCATCTCCTCTGAGTGGCTGCTGTCACCGTCTGTACTGATCGTAAATGTTGCCTCATTCGTGACGCCGCCATCTACAATCTGTACAACCACATCATACGCATTGATTCCTGTACCGGAAACCGTTACAGTACCCTTGCCAGTTCCGGTATGTGTCACCTCGGACGGTTTTCCACCTGTTGTGGCAGCCACCGGATAACAAAACATCTGCTGCGCACCACCGTCGATCGAATCAATACAAGCATCTGCAAGCGGTGACTGGCCTAACAGATTCCTGATCTGATCTGTATCCATCGTATTGCGCACTTCAATCGGATCTGTCACTTTTGATGATATGCCAACCTTTGCGTGTACACCGCTGATCCGCTGTTCTCCAATCCCGGAACCGCCATCTTTCACATCTACTTCCACTCTTGATATCATCTTTTCCTCCCATCTGCTGCTGCCGTCAAAAACTCACGCAATGCTGTGTCGAACTCGCGCTCTTCCAGCATCTTATTTTTCGACCAGTTCTTCTGCTGCTTTACGCCTGCCAGATATACGCTTGGCACCTGCTTGGCAATCACCCATTCCTCTGCTGTTTTGCGTACTACCTGATCCGGCACAACCTCCTTCACAGCCTTCCCTGCCATCTATCCTCACTCCTTTTCCATGCCGATCTCCGGCTTTCCTTCTATCTTGTCAACAGGAACATCGTCCTTATAAATTCCGTATGTGAACGTCACCGGTATTTCAACCGCAATCTTAGCCTTCAAAATGCTGTCTTTTTCATCAACCCAGTCTACTTCCCCGGCTTCAACTCCTACCCAGTTCCCGTTTCCATCATCATATCCCTTGCTTATCGTTTTAAAAAATGCCTCAAGATGCGCTTCCAGATGCTCTTCATCGTACTCGGCAATAACAACTGTATACACGGTTTCCATGTCATACAGCTTCACCCGGTTCATCGTAACCGCCCCATTATCATATGTTCTTTTTGACTTCGCACGAACCGGCTTATCGCTGCCTCGCAGAATTCCCGCATAATAGCTGCCTTCATCTTCAGACATTTTTTTCAGACTCTCATAGATCACCCCGGTTATCCCTGATGCACGCAGCAGATCTTCCAGATACTCTTTCTTCGTCATGTCAAAGCTTCCTCCATCAGTTCAATGATCTCTGTTCGATCCGCATCAGACAGTCCAAGGAACGGACGCGCCGGAATTTTGATCGTAACCTGTTTTTTGTGGTACCATTTCCCGCCAATCTGGAACGCCAGCATTCGTTTATTCTTTGCCCGGATTGTCCTGCCAGGATCACCAAACTGATGCGTGGCAGCATAAATAGTATTCGTACCGATCTCCGCACCTTTTTCCGATGATCGGGCGTGGATGGAGGTACGCAGATGGCTTCTGTCCGTCAACGTCTTCCCGCCACCGGATGCCCGGATGGAGCGTTTCCATGCTACCCCATCCGGTGAAGTCTCCGTATCAAACCGCTCATCTGTGCTGGTACGCAATGCTTCTGCGATCGCCGCCATCAATTCTGCCCGGTCAATACTTCCCAATCTTTGTAACCGTTCTTTGTATTCTTCGAACTGCCCAGCCATGCTCACACGGATACCACTCATTTTATTACCATCCCCTCATTGACTTCCGCGAAAACACCCGGCCGTTGGACTGGATAGAAAATCCTGCGTTTCCCTGCGCATCCGGCAGCGCTTCTCCTGTTCCTCCGGAGGTCTGGCCGTCCAGCTCTACAATACCCTTCGCCACATTCGTCAGATAAAGGATCGCTGCGTTATATCGGTTCAGGATGTTCTTTTCGCGCTCAGATTCATCAATGCCGCGTCTGGAAGCCAGATTGTAAACCGCTATATCCTTCGATAACTTTGTGATCATCTTCGGCACCTTGCTAAGCGGTACCCTATACCGTTTAGCAAGATATCCGTCAATTTCCGAATCTGCATCGTCTACAGCAATTTGTGCATATGGCATTGCAGCTTCTCGCAGCTCCTCGCCTTCCAGACGGCAGTTATCACCAATTAGGGATCGCAGCATGTCCGGTTTGATCATATCCAATACATCTTCTGCTTTGCTGTATGCCATGACTGCCTCCTATCCAATCAGCCTTTTGCTTCTCCTGTGCCTTTGCCAGTTGATCCATATGCCATCTGCCAGAACCCAAATCCTGCATTCCAGCGGCCATCCACGCCATACAGGTATTTTTTCTTCAGAAATACATTCAGATCATCGTCCTTATTAAGGGCTGTAAACTTTGGTTTCTTGCGCATCTGAAGGATCAGCGGTTTAAGCGGCTCATTCGTTGCCATCAGGTACCATGCGTCCGGATCGTTTGCCAGTTCACTGACAACCTCCACCTTAGCAAGACCTTTGGTAATATTAGATGATCCGTCTACCATCTCCGCCTCTAAGATCCGGCGCGCTTCCATTTCCAAAGCAGGCGGCACCACAAGAACATTCGGTACGAGTTTCAACGGTTTATCCTGATCACCTGTATAGGACATGATCGCCGTACGTGCCGCAATAAAACTTTCCTGTGACAGCTTTGCATCTGTCTTGTTTGAAAATGTCTTTTCCCCTGATTTATGCTGATCAGAGAAAAATGGCTTTCCATCATAACACTTTTCTTTAAATCCCTTCTGGAGCAGTTCGAAAACTGTTTCGTCCGGAGCTGTTGCGGCTTCCGCTCCCATCATCTCAAAACTTGGTGCATACACCCCATACCGGTCATCCTCAAGCACATCCCGATCAATTCCAATCGTAGACTCAAACGATTTGTTTTTAATTGTGTATGTGTAACCGCTCAAGTTTGCAATCGTACGTTCATCCAGCCACTCTTTCATTTTCGGCAGCTGCCCAATCCATCCGTAATTTTCTTCCGATGTACTGGACGGTACCTCGGTGGCAATCAGAGGGTGTTTCGGCTGTTTTGACGAAAATCCTTTGTTATACAGTGTTGAAAAGCTAACATCCAGCGCCCGCAGCGCCTGTCCATTAATAATCATGGTTCATTTCCTCCTTAAAACATATCCACGGCAACCACGTCGCCTTCTACTGCAAACACTTTTCCAGCTACACTCGATCCATCTGCAGTCAGCGTTACACTATCAGGGCCTGCAAAATAACACGGTTTCAGGAGATCCGTCTCTTTAATATCTCCCTCGTTTTTCAAGACAAATACACCGCGCTGCACACGTACGTAACAGTCCCCATTCTCTCCTGCAGTATTGTCTGCGTGCTCCTGCGCCGCCCCAGCTGCTACCAGATCAGCTGCCTTGGATGCCTGCACAGCATATCCTTCTGCATTCAACGCCACAATGTCCCCATCAACCAGCTTTGTTCCTTTTGCAACCGGCAGACGCAGGATACTGCGTCCAGCAAGCTGTTCTCCTATCTGTCGTCCCATCACACTTCCTCCTTGTAATATGCTTTCACTTCCGCTTCTGAGATCCCTAAGTTCTTCAGTACTGCACGATCTACGCCAGACATACCATCTTTTCCACCTTTTTCTTTCAGATCAGCACCAGTCAGGTTATCCATCACCACTGCTGCAGGTGCCTTGTCTACAAATGCTGCAAATCCTTCCGGATCTTTCAGTGCATAGCTATGCGCCCAATCCTTCTGCGCTGCAGTGATCTTTCCTGCTTTCAGTGCCGCCGTGACCGCCTCATCAGCTGCACGACCCTCAATCTGTGCTTTAAGTGCCTGCACTTCTGCAGCAAGGGTGTTATCTCCGTTCTGAAGCTTCACAATAGCAGCCGCCACCTCTTCGGTCTTAGCGTCTTCCTTCAACCCTAAGAGGGTCAGGATCGTGCTGTTCGCTACCACAGCATCCTTATTTGCTGCCGTTTCTGTTCCTCCCGGCTTTCTGACTGCCTCCTGAAGTGCAGCCTCCACCTCATCTTCTGTTGCTGTCTCCTGCAATCCCAGCAATCTGATCAGTTTTTCTAATTCCATTGTCCTTTCCTCCTCATAATCGTCCACGTCAAGGCTGCATCCCACCAGTGGGAACATACCATCAATCGCGGGGGTGTTTGTGAGCGCCGCAGAATGCAGCGCGATCACTTTTTTGTCATTTTTTCTGGTAATGATCACCGGAGACAGATACCGGTACTCTTTATTTTTCAGGTACTCCGCTCCCTTCGGTGTCCAGTTGACCTTCGCCATGATCGCATCCTCTCCGTTTATCAGCTCCGTAATCCAACCTGCAGCCGGCGCCTGCACATCGTGCAATGTCTGGTGTTCATAATCAATCACCAGATCCAAGCGACGCCCAAGGAACTGTTTATTGATCATCCGGAACGATTCGTCATCAACAATAAAGTCACCCTTCCGGGATTCTACATGCCCTTTCGGGATCACGGCGATCAGATCCGGTACCCCTTCCACTGTCGATGGGGTCAATGCAATCATTACCACGTCATTTTTCTTCTTTTTTTCCATTTCTCCACTTCCTGCATCTGTCTTATCGTTTCTGTATGCGTTACAACCGCGTTATTCCGCGTTATTTCGCGTTACAAACCTCCATCCCTGCAATTCCCCAGCTTGTCACTTTACGCGCCTTTTTTCCTGTTTATTTTGTTGACTGCGTGACCGAAACACAGATCGAACCACCGGGGCGAATTTTGAAACATCCGGACGCCATGCATCTTGTGCTGGATTATTCGCAAATCCTTTGTCCGGACGTAACGCGTTAATCTCTCCGGTTGCCAGATCAACTGTAACCGGCGGCCTGGTCTGTACCGTAAGGTTCCGTTCCCGTATCTGTCGCTCCGAGTAGGATCGTACATGGCAGCGGCACTTGTATCCGTTTGGAGGATACCATACCTTCCAGAACGGATCGTCTGCCCGGTACACTGCACCATGTAACGCGGCATGCGTATCTCGTACCCGGTCATCCCCAGCCGTAACATACATCCAGTACGGGCGCAGCTTCTTCGCCTGCATCATGCTTCTGTAATGTCCGGCGTTATAGGCGGTCTGTACGTTCGTTCGGAAGACCAGTTCTGCTTTCCCCGGATTCATATCGTCATATCCGTGCGCGCCAAGCCATTCATCTATCTGTGCCTTCCAGTCTGCAAGCGTCCTGCCTTCTTCCACCGCTATCGCCAACTTGTCCAGAAACTCCTGCAGCACCTCTGCGGCGGTATATCCGGCAACCGTAAACGCCTTCGCTTTTGCGCGGTCGCTTAGGGCTGCATATTCTTCTTTCGATAAAGCAGTTTTCTTTTTCAAAAATGTAACTGCTCCTGTAAAAATCAGCTTCGAAAATCCCTGCAGGTATTCTGCGCCGCTCATCCCTCGCTCCTTCCGATCAGCTCTGCGAAGTAGATGCCCTGATGCAAATAATCGGTAAACTCTTCCAGATCCATTGCCTCGTACAACCTGCGCACGGTATCAACATCCTCCAGCTTCTCTTTCAGTGCTTGCATATCACCACATTCATCCACCAGTTTCCGGATTGGCGCAGTCATCTTCCTAAACAGCTCACTCGCATTCTGCACAGACAGTTCAACAATCTGATCAATCTGATCCTGTACCTCCGTTTCCAAATCCGGTTCCGGCGCTTTCATGCCAACCGGCTCTGTATTGGCTTCAACAATCTGCCCTGGAATCACTGCCTCACCTGATTCCGGCTTCGGGATTCCGAATTTTTTATAGATATGATCCAGCGCGATCGGCACGCCAAGCTCATTCCTGACCTTCACATAGATGTCTGCCGTCTGCAACAGATCCTCCGGATCATCGCAAGTGATTTCAAACAGCGGCAGGTCAGCTTCGGGGCCAAAGTTATACTCCACCAACGGCCCAATAATATCGCGTCGAATCGTCATGGACAGTGCCTTGGCATCTGCAACCGTCAAGTCATGGCGTACTTCGTCATGTGTCTTGGACTGCGCATAGCTTCCGCTTCCACTATCTGAGGTTAGCGTCTGCCCTAAAATAGCTTTACTAATCTGCTCATCACAGTACCGTGCAAGCTTCTCGTAGGTATCCGTTGCTCCATTCTTGTTTTCCGCCTCAATAAATTCAATGGACGTTGACGATGGCACAATCCCGGCTGCATCCGATCCTAGCGATACGATTGCCTCCATCAGTGCACGTTTGTCCGCTTCAGATGCTGATGCATCGTACTTTCCTAACCGCAGTGGCATCCCATACACCTCACAAAATGCCACCCAGTCCTTTAGGGAGTAGTTTTTAAACAGGTACATCCAACTGACTACGCGGAGGATACCTGCACGGCTATCATGCCCTGATTTTGCCTTGTAGCGGTGTACCACAAATTTGTTATGCGGCAGGCTGAGCCCTTCCGGATGCGCTTCCGTGCAGATACGCATTTCATCCGTAATGGTATCCCACATCAGTTTTTTCGGATGTACCTGCTGGATATCCGAAATCACCATCTGGTTCTGATTGTCTACATCCCACAAGATTTCCATGACGGAGATGCCCTTACCGATCGCATCCAGCAAATCCAACAGTATCCCGTTTAGATTCTCTAAACTTTCCATTTGATCCTGTACCCACTGTGCGATCTGTTTATCCTTTGGATCAGGAGATATCGGTTGCACTTCCCACTCCAGTCCCGTGACTGCCTGTTTACGCGTCTGAAGCTGTGAAAATAAATGGGAATCCTTTTCCTCCATCTCCTCAAACAGTTCCATCTGCCTGCGCACATCGCCGTCATCCGCCTCCCGGAAGATCTGCGCCAGACGTACCGGCGTCAATCCGTTTGACGGATACTCACTGTACTTATCGGACGCTTCCTTTGCTGCGATCCGCGCATAGACCGGACGGGCGCTCCCGTCCTGCTTCTCCGGATCATATGGCTCGTTGCGGATCTTGCCCTGCTTCTTTTTCTTCTTCGCCATTAGTAGGCTCCTTTCTTCCACCGCAGCAGCCGCTTACCGACACTCTTGTACCCGATCTGATGCCCCGCTGCCTTTACCTTATTCGCCATCAGAACTGCCATATGCAGCCCGTCCGGTCCGTCATCGTTCTTACCCATCGGGAATTCCTGCATCTGCTGGAGCAATGTCTTCTGCCGCCTCTGGAACCGGATGTACCCATTCTTCACCTCCGGCTGCAGGGAGCGGATACGCAGTACTTTATTCGACGTACTTGTGATTCCCTCAATTGGAAGATAAACACCTTGCTCAGCCGATTTTTGTGCCATAACTTGTTTAAAGTAATACTGAAATTGCACATCCTCCACGCCGAAAGAATAGTAGCCTTTGCCATATTCCAGACGCAGGCGCTTGTCCGTGTCAAAAATATCCTCGATGATCTTGTCCGGATTGCGCTTTGCAATGTCCGCATACACCACATATTTGTATCCGCTCTCCGTATCCAGAGCCAGCGTGATGATCGAACTGGTATCTGCCTTTGCATTCTTTCCAAGTGATGGATCATTCCCTCCGATAAACAAAAACTTCGGTTGCTTGAAATCCACCTCGCCATCCTCGTAATAAACAAACCACTCCTCGTTAAAGTCTGCGTTATCCGGATCAATTGGATCGTTCTGAAGCTCACTGTTGAACGATGCAGTTCCTTCATCGACTTTCATCTTCATCAGCTTGTAGTACGACAGCTTTGCCTCCCACAGTACCTCTGTGCCTTCCAGCATTTCCTCTCTGTTTGCTTCAAAAAATGCTTCCGCGTCCGCTTCATGCTGATTGTTAAACAGATTTGTATATATCTTTTCCCATGCCTCCCACAGCTCCAGATGTGCAGAATCAGCTATGACTGCCCGGTATTTCCTGCTCTTGAATCCCGGATTCTGCAACTTCCCGGCAAGCAACGAATCATAGTGCAGGATGGTTCCGACATACATCACATCGGTATACGTATCTCCCGCCTTTAACACCGCCTTGTCGAACCAACTTTTTAGCTTCCTACGCTGCTCCGGCGTGGCAACATTTTCATCATTCTCAATATCGTCCAGCACAATCAGATCCGGACGCCATGACCGGTTTTTCCTGCCTCGGATTTTCTTTCCGGAGCCGATCGCATCGATCTTCACTCCGTTTGTGGCTTTGATCGTACCGGTCTTCCATGTAGAGTCTCCCTTCAAATGACCAAAATCCTCGATGATATAGGCATTGTCCTCCAGCTCTGTCTTGATGTCTTCCAAAAATGCTTCTGCCTGTTCGGTACTGTCTGAGAGGATCAGGATATAATGCTTATACGCATACAATGCTGCGTGAAGGGAATCTTTAAACGTAAATGTCGTGGACTTCGCATGTCCTCTCGGCGCTGCGATCGCCCAGTTGCTTCCGTCCATCCGGTTTATCTGCGCCGCATCGGTATACGGATTTTTATTTTTCAGGACACCCTCCGCCCAAATGTCGTCCAGCTCTCCGTGAAACTCCGGGGATTCCCGGACAAAATAATGCGGCAGGTAAGCTCGCCCAAAATATGCCAGGTCGACTGCCGCCAGCTTCTTACGCAGTCCGTCTTTTCCGGTTAACGCTTCGCCGTCCCGGTACTGCTTCAGCAGTTCCCGGCGATAGGATGTATCCTTCCTCAACACATACTGTTCAAACAACGCTTCGTTACTCTCATGCTGACGTTTTGCTTCCTGCTCTTCCCCGTCATCCAGCTCTAATAGCCAACGTTCCAGATCAATCATCCTGCATCATCCTGTCCCTTGCGTCTTTCAAGATCGCCCGGAGCTGTTCAGCAGCCTCAGGGTCCTGTCGTATAATCTTCAAGATCCTATCTTCCATCTCGGTAAAAGCAAGATCCATTTTTTTCTGCATATCCTGCTGTACCTTGTCCTTATAGACCTTTGTGCGGCTCAGTGACGCCAACAGCCGCCCTGCCTTATCAAGCGGCATCGCATCAAATTCCTCCTCTGCGGTCGCCATCTTATTGATCAGACCATCCATCAGCATACGCATCCCGGCTTCCGTATAGTCTGCATCCGGATTCTGCTTAACGACCTGCACCAGTTTTTCCGTCTGTCGCTGCGCTTCCAGCAACCGCTGCATCGCCGTATTGGATCGCATCGCATACCGTCCGACTGATGACTTTGACACTTTATACCCCATCGTTTTCAGCCAATCACTGATACTCTGATAGGTGTTCGCTGTATCGGACAACAAAACATCAACATTCGTTCGGATCTCTTCTGGCAGCTCATCTACTTTTGAAGATATCCGTGTCTTCCTACGCTGCTTCGCCATCAGATGTCCACCCCCGGATCATTGATCGTGCCTTCTGCAAGGTCGACACCTTCCTTCGTCAATCGGATCACCGCATCTTCCGCATATGCGTTATACGCTGTTACGCGCTCATCCGTAAACTCGATATAGCCTGCGTCATGCAAATAATCAATGTATTTTGATATATCCGGCGAGATCACCAGCCCCGCTGCAATCATCGCATTCGACACCTGACGCGTCAGCGCAGCGTTGTTAAATCCTTTCACTAAACAGCGGATGATATACCCACGGACTGCTTTATTCCGCTTCACCTCCGCGCGTTCTGCATCGTTCATCCTTCTCACCTCATTCCTTACCGCTGCCCTTTAAGAGCAGACGATCTATTTTGTGATCAATATTGCGGATAGATTCCTCCATCTTGTTCATCGCCCGGAAGTAATCTTCCCGCAGCACAAACATAGTCGCAAAATCAGATTTAAAATCCGTGATCTCTTTTTCCATCTGGCGGATCTCCTGATCCGTCTTCTCATCTAATGCTTTGATACGCTCATCTATCTTTTTGTCGATTCCCTTAACCTGTACCTTCGTTTCTTCGTTGCTTTTCAGGACGCCGCTGATCCAGTTTTTTACCAGCCAGCCAAATACACCCAGGCCGATACCAATCAGCCCGGTCATCACGTCTGCAAATGTAATCGCATATTCCATGTCATTTCCTCTTGATCAGTTTTCCGGCAAGCTCTGTCACGCGTTCCCAACCGTCCATTGCCACCAGTGCGACAATAAATGCTGCGATAAACGACGCAAACACCATAAACCATGTGATCGACTGTCCTGCATATGCCAGCATCCCAAAGATTGCCATCGGACAGATCACCAGTGACAGGACGATTACCACTATCCCTGTCGGCAGCACGTCATCCAGCCATTTCACATGCTTTAATACTTCGGCGATGCATGACACAATAAATGCCAGTAACCCGATCACTCCCACCAGTTTGGTGACATCCACCATTGCTTCAATTTCCAATGCATTTAAAATTTCCATGTTGTTCCCCTTTCCCGACAAAAAAATAGGAGCATAGCCAAGCTATGCTCCTAGTCTACTTATTCTTCAGATAACCTTTAAATAAAACATTTCAGAAAAAAATTTCACTCTTTATACAGTTCAAAATCCGGATCGAACATCGAAAGCTGCCCGAAAACCTGCTCATCTTTCAGTATATTTCGTATTCTGTTCGGTGTCAGTCCGTATTTATCTGCCAGTTCCCGTATGTTACAACCATTCCATTCTTTTTTGATCTTTCGGTTGCGTGCCGGAGCAACAATACTCTCTGGCTTCGGTATATACAATGCATCCCCCTGCGCATACTCAGACAGTTCAAAAAAACGTTCCAGTCCAACAATCTCCACGATCGGCTGGCAGCTCTCCGGCAAATCCGCTATCGTCGTATCATCCAGCAGCTCCCGCATGTTCTGATCCATTCTTATCACACCTTTTCGATATACTCGAGACTCACCCATCCGGCTCCACTTAATAAATGCCCGAATCCATTCTTCTCTTTATCAATATGGTACGACACCTTCCTGCCCTCTGGCTCACTGATCGTTCCGACTACCGGCGAGTCAAGTGATGCCTTTTTACGGATATTCAGCATGTTGCAGGTCGTCTGTACTGCGTACATCCATTTCTTCACATGCGCAAGATCCACCCATCCGGCTTCGCTAAGCAGCTTCCCGTAACCGTTCTGTTCTTCCACAATGTGGTACTCTTTCTTTTTACCTTCCGGTTCCTGGATATACCCGACCACTTTTCCGGACTTCTGTGGTTCAGACAGGATCGACAGGATGTCCGCATCCGTGAAGATACCATACAATACCTGTCTGTTCTCCTCCTGACCTCCCTGATCCGATGTCTCCGGCTTCTGATCCGGCGTATCAGGCTTTTGCTCCGGTATTTCCAGTTTCTGATCCAGCTCGCTGTTTCTCACGTTAAACCGCATCAGGTTCCAACGCTCAATGATATTGCAGATCTTGTTGACATATTCCGGATCTGTCGCGTACCCGCCTGCCTTAATGATCTGGATCGCCTTTCTGTAATCCTTCTCGCCCTGTATTCCTTCAAACCTGCGCTTCTTTCCATTTGCAGCATTCAACAGATACGCAGCATGGTCAGCGATAGAATCCTCAATACATTCATAGCACCTAAACTGTGACCGGCGCATCACTTCCTGTCCGTTCTCAACCTCTGACGATAACTTCTCGTAAAAGCTCTCCCCATTCCACGTCGTGCCTGACCATGTATTTCCGGACAGGTTGCATTTCATGCCGTGCATGTTATTTCCGATCTGCGCCAGATCCGTCTGCCCGTATCCACTCTCTAAGATGGACTGCGCAAGCGATACGCAGGCAAGGATACCGTTCTTTCGTTCATCCTCTGTATACATCGTTCCGACTGCTTCGATGTACTCCTCCTCTGCGCAGCCTTCAAATGCCTGCGCCTGCGTGCCATATGCTTCTTTCAAATAGACACAATTTCCGGACGGATCAAACACGCTGTAACCTGCAGGACATACCAAAATCGCCGCTTCCTTTGTTTCCATTGCGTACTTCTGGCTTTTTGTATCCTCCCACGATTTCCGTACTCTCCAATATTCTTTCTTTGGTACATCGCCAGCAGAAGAATCCATACCCAGTCCATCCATGACTCCCTGTGCGATCGCCTTGGCAAAGGCATCTACATGGTTACAATAAAAATTCATATCATCTCCATCATCGACAAATGCTGTCTCAAGCAAAAAATACTTTGCGCCCTGACGCTGTGCGTTGTTTAAATTCAGCAAGCCCGTGCTTGTCCCCAGCATCCACTCTTTGAATCCGAGCGCCACCACACGGTCAATAATCGCACGTGCCACCTTCTTTCCGGCGTTGTCTGGATGGATGTAGCCGCCGACTCCGGTGAAGTGTCCGTCCCCGTAAGGATCTTTCTTGCCCTTTGCATTGAAATGGATTTCTAACGTCATGTCGTACTTCGCATACTCCGGCACATTACCACGCTTGCTCTGTGCATAACAGTTCTTCTTCTGGTCATACATCGTCACAGACATCTTATTGCCAATGGACTTCTTTACCATCGTCGCAAGCTCCCGAGTGTAATCTGCTTCTTGCCCCCAAATGCTGCATGCACCCGGATCACCCTCACCGTGTCCTGCAATAATCAATAATTTTTTCTTTGCCATATGTATCAGTCCTCCTTTTCTTTGTCTATATCATAGATTTCGATATAATCTGTATCGACCAAATAATCCTTATTAAATTCCACTACATTCGCGCCAGCAGCTTCTGCAACAGGAACAATATCATCCGGATGCTGCATGTCCTCATCTTCCATACTATCCGCAATCATCTGTGCCTGCTCCATACATTCGCACTCTATGATCAGGCTATGCTGGTGCCTGACCATTTCTACTATCGTAAATTCAAATTGCGCCATCCCTACTCCTCCTTATAATCCAGCGTAATCGCTGTTTTACTGTCTACGATTACACACTTCTTTAGTTCACGGATCGTTGCATCGATCATGTCATCCGGCAGGTACGCGCGGATCAGTTCCGCGTTCTTAATCTTATGGATGTAATACAGCTCTACGTCCCAGTCACATTCCGTATCAAATATGGCAGTCAGATTCTTCCTGTCCTTCTCGTAGTCGCCGCTTAACTTCTTCAGCAACAGTTTCTTCTGCTTCGTATCCGGCAGGATATGCATTTGGCCATCCAAAAACTCCTCCAGTTCCATCTCAAATGTATAGTCATCCGTAAAAAGAGCCTTCAGCATACGTTCAAAATTAGCGCTACATTTATACTTCGTTTCCGTTGTAACCGTAACGTTCTTATTCCATACCCCTTCTGACATGCAAAGCTTCAGCCGGTCCGGATTCAGGATGTCAAGACTCTGCCGATCAGTAATGGCCGCCGCTGATCCATGGCTTCCATAAAAACGCGTGTACTGCTTGTTGCGATCTTCCATGATACTTATCCCACGCGCCTGCAGCTCTGCCTGATACTTTGATATGTTTCTCGTTGTCTGAAGACGCAGGCGGTCAAGCTGCACCAGCTCATCCACCAGCTCTGCGCTTGTTTTCTGCTTCAGTTCATCCATTTGCTTCCCCTCCGTTCATTTTTTCTAATGCTTCACAAACTTTTTTCGCACATCCGGCGCATACATAACGCCCAAATACTTTATGCACCTGATCTTGCCTGCCACAGTACATGCAGCGTGGCACATATGGTTTCAGTATGATGTCACCCTCTCCGTTGGTGCTCACGATCATCGGATCTTTTGGTTCCAGTCCCAAATCCCGTCGCATCGCAACCGGTATGTTAATACTTCCATGCGATGATAATTTCTTATACTGTTCCATTCCTACATTCCCCCTTTATGCTTCTATAATGTCCCTGATGTAGTCATATTTCTCTTTCAACTTATAACTCGTATCCCCACGCACCTTGACTGATTCCTCAAATTCTTTCAAACGTACCGCCAGCTTCAGGCACTTTGCTGCCCCTATTGCTTCAGATGATACACGCAGCGTCCTCTGTTCCACATCCCCTAACATAATGCCAATCGCATCCATCAGGTAAATATCCCATACGTAACACTCTTTATCTCTTGCATTCCATTCCTGCATCGCCTCATCCACAAATTTTTTCCGGTTCAGCTTCTTTTTATCCGGCGGCAGGATGCCCTTCTCCTTCAACTGTTTCTTGATCCTCGCCCGTTCTTTCTGTTCCTTTTTCGTCATTCATTCTCACCTTCCTGTCTTTCAAGGTCATTCATGGCTGCCAGATAGACATCCAGCAGCTTATCTTTTACCATCTCCAGATCAGCGCCACGCATCATTGCATTACGTCCGACCATCACCTGCAGCACACCGCAAATTGCTGTCATATCCTCCAGTGATACATGTTCTGCCCGCATGTCCACCTTTCCATCCCTGACAGCTATCTCCACCCTGCAATCCTCCATTTGTACCTCCAAACTGCATAAAAAAACTGCCGACCGTTTATACAGCCAGCAGCTTCAATTTTTATTTCCCGTTATTCACTTCGTCGATAAATGCCTGCATCATCACAGTGAGCTGCCCTGCAGCGCTCACACCTTTCTTTTTACATGCCCGAGCAAATTCTTCTGTCAGTTCTTTACGCAGCTTATACGACTTCGATACAAATCCGGCTTTTGCCTCGTATTTTTTTGTCGCAACAGTCTGCGGCTTCGGACTACCTACCGGCATTCCTGTTCCCCCTTCCTTTTTTGACAAAATAGATGAGCAGTTTCACGATTCCGATCGCGACAAAGAATATTCCAAGTTTCCAAAGCATCCTTTACACAGATGAGCATTTGTGTTATATTTTTTTCAAGAGAAGGGCTTGCGCCCCTCTCCGCTAATTTAATAGCTTATCGAGAATCAGTAAGATGATTCCGATGATCAAGTCCGTTATTGCTCCGAGTGCCCAGCTCTTTAATTCAATATCGGACTTTTTCATATTTGGCTTTCGCCTGTTCCTGTTGCTCATCTGTATCTCACCTCCTTATGATTGTATTATACTATACGGTGCACCGTATGTCAATGTTTTTTTCATACTTTTTCAAAAAACTTTCTGCTGACTGTATTCACTTGTCAATGTCCAATATTCTTTCATGACCTTTTTTCCTGATCCTGACGTTCAAGCATCGCTTTCAATGCTTCAATTAAGTCACTAATCTGCTTATAATTCAGCCATTCCAAACGGTCAATTCTAAACATCCGGCGGCACATGCCATTGATACGCTTCTCATTCCATCCAAGCGCCTGCATCAGCTTATAAACCTTGCGACGCTGATTTTGTGTCGTTCCGTCACACATCGACGTCAGGTCTTCTCTGCCACGCCGTGACGATTCCTTCATCTGTGACAATACGTACACCACACGAGATATTTCTTTCTGCGTCAGCTTCCTGATTGAATCTTTCCCGGTCTGTGCCATAACAACCAGATGTAACTCTTCTCCTGTCATTCGCAGCTCTTCACATTTTGCCAGTCCCCATATAGTACGCACCGTCGGTTCATGCTTCTGTCCTGCCATCTTAACCAATCCTTCCCGCCATCGTCAGCTGTCTACGTACTTTCATAAAATCCGGCACCTGAAGTTCTCGCTTTTCCCCCGGTATATCTATGCTTTGGCTGTTGATCGTGATATAACAACCTTTGTCATTAATGCGTGCCATTGTTTTATAAATTGCTGTCATAAGCTGCGCTGTCTGCTCCTGTGCTTTCTGTCCTGTGATATTGATAGTAATCTGTTCCATCGTTCTTCCCCTTTCTAAACTTATCCCTTATAGTTACAACAGCATCATACCGGATGCTTCGTTTACGATGTCTGTCGTTACTTCTGTAACGCCCCTGCTTTTCATGACACGCAGCACATTATTCAATGTCCGGTCAAGCAAACGGAAGCATCCGTTCCTGGAACTGTAGGCGCGGCTTGCCAGCTCCCTTCGTGCATCTTCTGATATGCTCCATCCTGCAAGGTATCCATCCAGTTCCTTCTTATCTAATCCACCAAGTTTATAAAAGAAATCGATCCGGTTGGCAAAGCGGTCAAGCATGTTACGCAGGTCAACCTCCAGCTTCGGTTCCCCGGCGATCACAATACCGACATCCGCCTGGTCGTAAATGCCACGCAGGATCTCCATCTTCGCTGCAGTATACTTGTTGATCAGCTTGTCTGCTTCGTCTATAATCAGCAGATATCCCGCGTTGACGTTCAGGAACTCCCTGATCCGACAGACACGCTTCCAGATCGTTCCAGATGTGGCACGTGGAATGCCAAGTTTCCCCTCGATTGCTTCCACCAGATCCCGGCAGCTCATCGTGTCATCACACTCCATGTATACCACCTTCGGCATTTTCGCATAGTGCTGCAGGGCATATGATTTTCCATATCCGGATTTTCCGATAATAATCCCAAGTCCCATATCCTCCTGACAGGACTGACACACTGACATCACACCAATGTAATCACGGCTTTCATAGTATGCTGCCTTTTTCGGCAATTCTTTCGGAGCCTCCTGACGCTCCATCTCAGGAGCATCGGAAGAAATATTTACGCCATTCGCTTCGAGGAAATCCTGCAGCATTTCTTCCAATGCAGTAGGATCACTTTTATACTTGCCGGCCAGATACTGGCTAACCATCGGCCGGCTTACACCCAACTGTATTGCAAGCTCTGCCTTATTCATCTTCATTTCTTCCAGTTTTTTGACCACCGCCAGCGCGATCCGGCTCTGCGTTCCCTCTCTCGTCTCTGTATTTGCCATCTTGCTACCTTCCTTTCCTTTGTTTTTTGACATTCATTTTGATAATTTACTTATCCCAAAAGATATCCTCGATAATCTGTAGCGACATAAAAACAACAGACAGCACCATCACCACAGCCATCATCAGGGTATCTTCCAGTATCCGGCCTATGCACTCCATAGCTTTTTTCATTTCTCCCCCATCGCCCGCAAGCGTTCCAGTGCTTTCTGTGCCTGCGATTTCATATACTCTGATGTCTCTTTCTCCTGTCTTGCCTTCCGGGCGTTACGCACTGCATGCTTATCCTCTGGCATCTGTACCACCTTCTGCGCACGCTCCGGCTTCTTCCCTATCGTCAGCTCCACGCCGCCGACCATTCCCTTGCCATAGTTCTCGGTCACTTCACCAAGATCAAATGGTCTTGTCGCTTCCTCTAATTGCTCGCGCACATCCCGGATCTGCCTGTTCTGCATCCTTCTGTGATCCTGCAATACCGGATCAGATACGCGCCCAAACTTCAACAGCTCCTGTGCTTCCGCCCGGCAGATCAATGCCCCGGTATCATCCATCACGTAGATACCTGTCACATCCCACGGGTCTACCTTGATTTGTACTTTCCGCCCGATATAGCTGCATAGATCATACGCCATATAATCGTAACCGCTCCGCCTGATCCCTGTATTGTATACGTATGCCTCCTCTGCTTTCATCAGTGCCATGACTGCCACACTGCGCGCAGGTGCCGGTTTCTGATACCGTTCCCCATTTTCAAAAAGTGCCTTCGGTGTCTTATACTCTTCCTGCATCCGCTTCAGGCTGCTGTGCTGGCGGTTTATGTACTTTTCCTTGTATTCCTTCCATTTTTCATAAAACTCTTCCATGGTCAGCAGCTCCCCACGTTCTGCCATTGCCTTAATATCCTTATTTACCTTTGCATCCGTCTTTGATCCGGTCAAGGTACCCGTATAGCTTGCAAATTGCTTGGAAAACTTCTGAATCGCCGTACCAAACGACCGCTCAATCTGTCCTTTCGTCCACGGCTCATACGGCATAGATATATGTACATCCGATATACCCATGTCCCGGTAAAATCCGCGTGTCTTCCGATCGCATTCCAGATCAAAATATTTTTCTTTCGCCTCCGCATCGTGCCGGTCCTTCCGGTCAATACCGTTCAGGTCCTTTGACGTATAATCTTTTCCGTTGTCAATGTACAGATATTTAGGTACATATCCGCTCAAGTCTTCGTAAAACATCTTGATCAGGCTTTCCTTCAGGATCTGCGCATTTGCGTCCCGGCAGATGACGTCCCCCAATATCATGCGGCTGCGTGTATCAATCCAACAGACCAGCTTTGGCCGGATCGGAATCTCTTTTCCACTCGGCGTCTTATGCAGCACCCACAGATCAAACGTATGCTCATCACCCTGTACCATCTCAAGCACCTGTAGGCTCTTGGTGTCACGTGCCCGCTTCACCATCTGTCTGTTCTTCCAGGCAACCGCTCCATTCTTCGCATAGGCGTGTGCACTTGCCATTCCTTCCACGTCCATCAAATACATGATGTAACGTGATACGGTCTGATATGATGGCAGCTTCTCCCAGCCTTTCACCTCTGCAATTTCCTGCAATGTCTCATACAAATCTTCCCGAGTTCGACGGTTCTGAGCAAAGGCCTTATCAAACCAGATATTCTTAATACACTGTTTCATCACCGGTGGGATACTCGGAAACTGCCCGACCTCTTTCGGCTTCCGACACAGTGCCAGCACCTTGATGTAATCGTAGCTGCAACCGTCTTCCTTCTGCATCCGGTCTGCCCATGCCGATGCGGTCATGTAATCGTCCACCATCCGGCGGAATGTCCTGCCGCTCTTGCCGGTCCGCTCCCGTGCAAACTCTTCTGTATATACAGTCAGATCTTTATGATGCTTCGGTACATTGCTGATGTACTCGCGCACTACGTTTCCCAGTTCCATCGCCTTATAATAATTTTTCTGATACTGATGCTGATACCATTCATAATCTGCATCCACGTACCACGGTCGCTCCGGTGCCGGCTTCTCTTCGGCCGCTTCCACATCCTGATCGGCTGCATCGACGATCCGCTTCACTGCCTCCCGACGCTCAAAGGCTGCTTGTGCCATCTTTGACAGTGATTTCACTGATACAAGAACAATATCACGTCCACCTGTATCAGACTTTTGGGGTTGAATACTATACTTTTTCTTATTGCGTTCGATTCTTCTATACAAAGTAAAATATTCTATACCTTCCAGTTCCGCCGCTTCCTCTAACGTTATATATGCTGCTGCCTGCATCCCATCACCTCCTATGCAGCGTCATCTATTCCCAATATTTCCGCGATCTGTTTCCGATACTTTGCTCCTGTCCGCACTCCGGTCAGGATCTTTGTAATATAGGGTGCATTCACACCCAAAAGCTCTGCCAGATCGCGCTGTGTCATATCCAGATCAACCAGTCTTTTCTTTATCTTTTTCCCCAGCGGGGTCAGTTTCGTCTGCCCTGCCATGCAATCACTTCCTTCTATAAACACTTAATTTCTTTATCGTTTTTGATATGTTACAATTCCCTTGCAGGGTACTCCCGCAGAAGGGAGGTGTTACTCGTGCATAAATACCCGATGAATGTTGGACCAGCGAATGAGAAGCTCGATTGGCTTCTTGTCTCCCAACATTCAAAAGCTGGTGATACAATCTCAGAGTATGAGGCCCTCTCAGAACTCTTTGATAAAACGTATCACGCAACTGTCAAAATCGGTGATAGTGGTTGGCATTATCATCATATATTCTGACATCAAGGGGAGCTGTTGGCGCAGCTCTCCTTTTTTAATCAACTGTCTGTAGTTTCCTCAGCTTCGGCTTGCCACCTATCTTTTTCAGCGACATCCGGCTGACTACGTGCAGCTCGCTGCCAAGATCTTTCACTACCAACCAATTCTCAGGTACCAGTCCGCTTGCTTTCATGATCTTCTTTTGCCGCAGCGTTGGTTTCTTACCGTTCTTCATACCTCACCTTCCTCTCTTAGTATGCAAAAAAACATTTTAAATAAATTGATCTTTTTAACAGCCTTCAGATTGGCTTTTTTTCGGCGATTTCCGGTTCCGGTTGTGATTTCCGGATAGATATGATAAATTTGTTTTGAGTTATTTCTTACCCTGTACTTATATTATCTCTAATTTTAAAGAATGTCAAGCTTTTTCTTTTATTTTAGAGATTTATTACAGGAGAACGGAGGATTTATGAATAATATGGAAATAGGAACTAGAATTAAACAGCGCCGAAAAGAATTAGGATTAACACAAGTTCAAATACACGCAAAAACGGGCATTTCATCAGGCAATCTAAGCCTAATAGAAAACGGAAAAACTTTGCCCTCCTCCTCTGCTTTAATTAACTTATCAGAGCTTTTGCAATGTTCGATTGACTATCTTTTGAAAGGAAATTCTTCAAATTCGGAGAATGATGAAATATTTAATTTTAAAGATTCACCTGTTATTTCACCGGATGACATACTCCTTTTAAACAATTTTCATAGACTGCATATTGATGATCAAGATGAAATACTTGCTATGATCGAATTAAAAATAAAACGTAAAAATAGGGGGCGAAAATCGTCTCTTTTAGAGCAAAATGAAGTGATCGAAACAGCTTAA